GAGGAGGAGACCCTAGGGCGTGGACGCAGGGCAACTCAGACGCTACTTACTGGTGGCCGGGGACTCTTGGCTCCGGCAAGAACCAGGCGAAGAACTCTTTTAGCAGCGTGATCTATGGACGAGAACGAAAAAGATAAACGATCTGCACAAGGGGCCGGCGAGTTAGTCCGGGAAACTATGGCTGGCTTCCTATTTGGTGATGAAGGCAAACAGATCCGGCTCACAGCACTCAGGGCCAAGCTGAAGCAACTACTCAATGCTAAAGACGAGAAGGTATTCAACGACAAAGAAACAGGGATCGTCTACTCGAAGAAGATGGTAGCTCATGGCCCCAGGCTCCAGGCCGTAAAGATGTGCTTCGAGCTACTAGATGCTTTCCCGGCAAAGACAGTCAGGCATGAGGGAGAGATAGAGCATACTCATAAGGATCAACTCTCCCCCGAACTACAGACCCTTTTCGAGAAGATAATTAAACGTGACCAGGACTCAAGCACATGAGGCGTATGCCACGGCGTTCATGCTGGCCAGGGGAAAGGATGAGCGAAGAAGTCTATTTAGGAAACTGGCACGCAATGACCTGTTCTTTCTGCTGGTCTACATACTCAAGAGACCTGATGTTGATGATGATTGGGTTTACGATAGGTGCAACGAGGTCCAGGCATCTCCAGATGGGCACCTTGATCTGTGGGCAAGAGAGCACTACAAGTCCACGGTTATCACCTTTGGACTCACGATCCAGGATATTCTCAAGGATCCAGAGCACACCTTCGGCATCTTTAGCTATAATCGGCCCAACGCGAAGAAGTTTATGCGCTGGATCAAGGTGGAGTTCGAGGACAACGAGGAGCTCCAGCAACTATTTCCTGAGATCCTGTGGGCTAATCCCAAACGACAAGCGCCTAAGTGGTCTGAGGATGATGGCCTGGTGGTCAAACGTAAAGGCAATCCCAAAGAGGCTACGGTTGAAGCTCATGGTCTCATTGAGTCACTACCTACCGGCCCCCACTTCGGCACTAGAATCTATGATGATGTGGTCACGGAGGATAGTGTCACGAATCCAGAGATGCTCAAGAAGGTTACTAAGCGTTGGGAACTCTCGCTCAACCTCGGAAAGCGCGGAGGCCGGGAGCGATACGTTGGCACACGCTACCACTTCAACGACACTTACAGGACCATCATTGACCGAGGTGTGGTCAAGGTGCGGCTCTATCCTGCGACACATAACGGCAAGGTCGAGGGTGATCCGATCTTCCTCACGCATGCGGAATTGGTTAAGAAGCGTAAAGAGATGGGGCCGTACATATTTGGGTGTCAGATGCTCCTAGATCCTAAAGCAGATGAGGTCCAGGGTTTTCTCGAGGATTGGATTAGATACTGGATAGTCAAGGATTGGATGCAATTCAATCGGTATATCGTGGTGGATCCTGCCAGTGAGAAGAAGAAAGAGAACGACTACACCTACATGGAAGTCATAGGGCTAGGGGCTGATCTGAACTACTACACGATTGACATGGTAAGGGACCGGCTGAACCTCACAGAACGGGCCAACACGCTCATTGCCCTGCACCGGAAGTACAGACCGATAACAGGTGTGGGATACGAGAAATATGGTATGCAGGCTGACATAGAGCATATCCGATTCGTGCAGGATCTACAGAACTATCGTTTTGAGATTACACCTCTTGGTGGAACAATGGGCAAGCTGGACCGGATACGCCGGCTGATACCCATCTTTGAACAAGGTAGGTGGTGGATGCCTACGGCCCTGCCCTATGTGGATCGGGAGAAGAAACAACACGACCTGGTGAGGGCGTTCATAGACGAGGAGTACATGGCATTTCCGGTGGGGGTCCATGACGATATGCTAGATGGTCGTGCAAGAATACTGGACGAGGACTTGGCTGCACACTTCCCGGATCCCTTTGCCGACAGACCGGACCTGGAAAGCGAACTGGACCGCACTGTTGACGAGTACGAGCTCTACGCATGAGACAGAGCAGAACAGAGAAGGCCATTGATGCCGTACTGAATCCACAGGATGAGAAGTGGATCAAGCAGATCCTCGAGCGTGGCCGGCTGGATGCTGACTCAGTAGAAGCCGAGGAAGATAATCAGGGCTACCACAGAGACCCTATGGGCTGGAAGCCTGGGAGCTAGTTAATGCCTAAGTCTATAGTACCCTTCAAGATGAAACAGGCCAGGGCTGGAGCAGCCGGCAAGTCGGTTGAGGAACGAGTCCACGAATATGTGGAAGAAAACACTTTCCTCGAGGGCCAGCGACAATACTGGGAGAACCACTGGAAAGAGATAACGGAGTACGTTCTCCCGGATCACGGTATGTATCGTGGTGAGGACGATCCTGCCGACCAGGGCAAGAAGAAACGCTCAAGCATACTGGATGATACTGCCGAGGGATCTTTGGAGGTTCTGGCTAGTGGTATGCAGGGCGGTCTAACCTCCCCGGCACGGCCTTGGTTCAAGTTGGGCCTCATGGACGATGAGCTAGAGCAATACCAGCCAGTAAAGTCATGGCTTGGCCAGGTGGAACGCAGAATGTATCGCGTATTCTCCCGGTCAAACTTCTACGATACGATGCACAGCGTTTACCTAGAGTTGGGTGGTTTCGGGACCGCACCCTACATTGAGCTAGAGGATCCCATCAGGATTATTCGCTTTGAATCATTACCACCAGGGCAATACTCTTTGGCTCTGAACGAAAACGGTGTTGTAGATACGATCTATAGAAGGTATTGGCAGACCATCAGGCAACTAGAGCGCAGATTTGGCAAGGAAGCACTAAGCGAGAACCTCCAGGCCAAGCTAGAGCAGGGTAAGGCACAACCTTACGAATATGTGGAGTGTCTCCATGTGATTCAACCGAGGGAGGACAGGGACAGGACCAAGCTAGGCAACCTTGATTTTGAGTTTGAATCAATCTACCTCGAATATGATAACGCTAAAGACTTTCTCAGTGAAGGCGGCTTCCAGGAGTTCCCGGTGATGGCACCTCGTTGGAAGGTGGCGGGTTCCAATCCCTATGGGCGGAGTCCTGGCATGAGAGTATTGCCTAACGTGAAGATGCTCCAGGAGATGCAAAAGGCACAGATAGTGGCGCTACACAAAAGAAACAACCCGCCTGTTCGGGTTCCGTCTTTCTACAAGGGCAAGCTAAAGACGTATCCTGGTGGGACAAACTACTTCGCAGCCGGCCAGGATCCTGGTGGCCTTGCGCCTCTTTACGAAGTGACTCCTGACGTTGACAAGACTGAAATGAAGATAGAACGGGTTCAGTTTGCTATCAGCGTGGGTCTCTACGAGGACCTGTTCAAAATGATTGCTGCCACTAAGTACGGTCAACCTCCTACGGCTACAGAGATAGCCGAGCGCCACGAAGAAAAACTCATCATGCTAGGGCCGGTGATCGAGCGACAAACACATGAGGCCCTGGATCCCACCATAAACAGGACTTTTAACATCATGTGGCGCCGGGGGATGCTCCCTCCCCCGCCTGAAGTGGTACAGGGGCTCGAGCTCCGAGTGGAGTATATCTCCCTCTTAGCTCAGGCACAGAAACTCGTAGCTACACGATCCATCAGGGGTATTGTGGGTTTCGTAGCTGAACTAGCAGATGCCACGCAAAGTCCCGCACCTTGGGACAAGGTAGACCTGGACGTAGCCATTGATGCGTACCATGAGGCTGTGGGGGCACCCGCTGATATGCTGGTAGCTGATGATGAGGTGCAGAAGATCAGGGTGCAACGGGCTGAAATGATTCGGCAACAACAGGCCAGGGAACAGGCCGCTCAGAATATAGATGCAATGAAAACCATGAGTGAGACCAGTATGGACAGAGAGCAACCTACGGCACTGGTTGAGCTACAGAAGTCACTGGAGGGCTAATCAATGCCCATTAGAAACCCTTTCGCTACTAATCTCCTGGCAGATGAGATTGAGCAGTACGAACTGGACAAGGATGCCGAGGATCTGTTTAGAGCCGACATTAAGCGGCACATAGACGGAACCTTCGGGCGTGATGAGAGCGGGATCTGGATGCTGGCCCTGTTGATGGTGCAGGGCAGAATGTTTGAGAGTATCAATACCGGAAACGCTCAGACCTATGCGCTGTCTGGAGGTCAAGACTTTGTTAATTCCATAGCAGATATGGTCTACGATGTTAGACCTGACGTTTACCACAAGGCTATAGACCTGGCCAAGAGTGGTGAATTTAGACCGATACAAACGAATTGAAAGGAGAGTTTATCATGGCAGAAGCTATCATAGGCGCAGGGGGGAAGGTTGACACCGGAGACCTCGGCGGCGGAGGTGGCGCAGGTGAAGGTGGTAGTGAATTTCTGGCCACTCTACCCGAGGCAGTACGCGACAATGAGGCATTTAAGGGTATGGAAAACCTGGAGGGACTAGCCAACACCTATGCGGAGCTACATCGTACCAATAGTGAGCTCCAGGGTAAAGTTCCTCAATTACCTGAGAGTGCTGACGGTTACGAGGCTGAAGCTGTCGAGGGTTTTACTCTGAATAAAGAAAGAGTAGCGGAGTTCCAAGCTAAAGCGCATGAGTTGGGACTTACTCAAGCACAGTTCCAGGGTTTAATTCAAGCTGAGTTGGAGCGAGGGGAGACTGTCAAAGCAGGATTGCAGAAACAGAGACAGGAGGCCCTTGATAGCGCCGTGAACGCACTCAAGACAGAATGGGGCGACAAGTATGAGGCAAACGTCCAGACTGCGGAGAACGCGCTGAATCAACTCACTGGCGAGGAGTTTAGAGCACTCCTCAAGACTACAGGCTTGAATGATAACCCTATTGTGGTGCATACGTTCCACAATCTCGGAACTGCATTGAGTGAGGATCAGTTCATAGGTGCACAGCGGAGGGCTGCGGGTGGCCGACCTACCGGAGAAACTGGCAAACCACGCTTGAAGTTTCAAAGCATGGAAACATAACGGAGGTTACGAAAGATGGCTACATTAACCGCAAATGGTTTAACACTGGCTGAGGTGGCCAAGCGGCATGACCCGCAAGGCAACCTCGCCACGATAGCGGAGGTACTCGAGCAGGAGAATGAGATCCTGCAAGATGCCGTGTGGCGTGAGAGCAACGATGTATGGGCCAACGTCACCACAAGGCGTGCCGCGCTACCTACTGGATCCTGGAGGAAACTCAACGCTGGTGTTGCTGCCGAGAAAAGCGATACCGTGCAGGTGGTGGATACCATCGGGATTCTGGAGACCTGGGCTAAGAACGACATTGAGGTAATCAACAGCTTCCGGGACAAGCAACAGGCCAGGAATGACGAGGCTATGGCCTTTGTCGAGGGCCTCGGTCAAACGATGGCCTCCACGCTCATCTACGGGTCCACGGTAACTACACCTGAGAAGTTCACAGGTCTTGCTCCCCGCATGGACGATATAGCGGCCACAACCAACGTGATTAACGAAGGCGGGGGTGGGAGTGATCTCACCTCGATCTTTGTTATCACCTGGGGGCCTAACGAGGTCCATTGTCTGTATCCGAGGAACTCGAAGGGTGGCCTGGAGCACACCGATATGGGCATCCAGATCGTTCAGGATGATTCGTCCCTGGACTTTAGGGCCTATGTGGACAATTTCGTATGGAAGTGCGGTCTTGCCGTGAAGCACACAAAATGTATCGGTAGGATTGCCAATATCGAGAGCACTGGTGCCAGCAACATCTTTGATGAGGATAACCTGATTACGCTCCTGAATCGCATGAAAACTGGTCCCGGCACGCGAATCTACTGCAACCAGACGGTTCTCACTCAAATGGAGATCAGGGCTAAAGACAAGACCAATATCAACTACGTTCTCTCAGATGGTCTAGCTCCTGGTCCGGTACTCCTGTTCAAAGGGCACCCCATTCGACAGGTGGACCAGATCCTCGATACAGAGAAAGCCTTAACCTAGTCGGCATACTGGATAGACCGGCTAGATAACTTTACGGAGGAAATGTCATGGCTGTTTTAGATGCTGCATTAGAATTTTCTGATGCTCAGACTCAGGTTGCCAGTTCCGCTGCCGTAACTCAGTCAACTAATGTGGTGGATACCAGGAAGAATGTCACCAAGGATGCCTGGGGTACTGCCATAAACGCTGAGATAGGCGGCTCTGTGTGGAACTGCAATATCAATACGACTGTCAACGCTGTGACCATTATCACGGCAAAGCTCATGCACCACAGCGCGGCAACATCAATCAAGAGCGGGACTGAACTCGCTCAGATAGTGTTTGCCGCGGCTGCGGCTGCCGGCACTCGCAAGTCGGTGAAGCTGCCGCCGGGAACCGAGGTTGCTAGATACCTCGGTGTTACCTTTACGGTGAGTGGTGCGAAGTGTACCGCTGGTGCGATTGATTCTTATCTCAACCTTGACGTTGAGAAGTATGACTAAACTTGAACGCCTAGAGCGGCTAAGGGGTCTCATCTCGGAAATGAAATGTATTCCGGGGTGTACCTCTTGCTGCGGGCATACAGCATGGTCGGAGTTCGAGTGGAGTCTCATACCCGAGGAGGCGAGGGAGAGATTTGATTTCTTCTCCTTCAAATGTTCTTTCGTCACTGAGGAGGGCTGTAGTATTCATGCTGACCGATCTATCATTTGTAGAATGTTTGGCGTAACTGTGGGTATGCCCTGTCCAAAGGGTGTGCCCGTAGAGCGAATGATAGATGAGCAAACAGCGTCCGCTATCTCTAAGAGTTATCTCAAACACTTCTTCAGTGGTGAATCACAGCAACGAAAGGCAGAGGAGACCGATGCTGAAACAACTGATTCAATTCGATGTGCTAGAGCGGTTTAAGGAGTCATTACTTGAACGGGGCTGGTACATAAACCTTCTAACGAAAAAGATCACTCCCCACATGACTGTGGGGCTGGATCCGAAAAAGTATATGTGGATCTATGTCAACCCGGATCCGAAACTGAAGTGCCTCATCTACCAGGTGATCGTTGACAAGTTCAACTTCATCCCTAGCCCATGTTTGGGCTGCTGGAAAGTGGTTGTTGCTCCTCGCACGCTACATGAGCTCATGGAACTAAAGGTATTCCAGGCCAAGTTTTCAAAGGACTATATGCACAAGGATCGTTTCTGCAAGTGTGGTATCGAGCTCCGGGATTGGGTTCCTCGCAACTACGGTGGTTACTTCTACACTAGCAGCAAACAGGAGGGTCTGGAACGATACCTCCAGGTGCGGGCCGGGATAGATAAGATCAACCCTGAGATCCCTGTGATTCTCAAGCGGTACTGCACTGAGTTCGAGATTAAGCTAGGTCCCTCGGATAAATACGAGTGGGAGAATGGCACTGATAACCTGGAGAGGCATATCTTTGATGCGCTGGATCTATCTGGACTTTCCGACAATGCCATCCAGCCTGATTACCAGATAGCTCACAACCTGGTTGAATGGATTAAGTTTGCCTGGAGTATCGGAGATCCTACGGCTGAGGCGTTCAATGATAGCCAGCCGCTCTATACTCCAGCCGTTACATACCATGACGAACTACTAGACAAAGTAGTGGAGGGTTAAGAAAATGGCTGACAATACTGGAACTGCCGACAAAAGAGAAACCACTAAGGCAAGCTCACTACGAGTAGACCCTGACAGAATGGACCGCTTCGAGATCACAGCCGGCAATAACGAAATTTGTGGTGAGATTTGGATAAACAAGGATCGGGCGGCAACGTCTGCCGACACCTTTACCATCACAGTAAATTAGCAAACGGAACTGAAGGGAGGTAGGTCATGGCTGTTAAGTACGTGGCTATAAGAGATTGCTTCTACGGTCCCAAGGGCTACCACACATTGTTCCAGGTGGGGGATTACCTGCCGGAAGGATGGGAACCAGGAAAACATTTTGTTCGTGAAGGTGATGAGTCGAAAGAGGTGCCTCTTATTCTTAAAGGCCCTGGTGATGATGTGAGATCCACCAAGCAGATAGTTTTTGATCTCAAAGCCAAGTTTGGGATTGATG